TGCAGAGTGCCGCTACCACCATGAAGGCGATGCCGGACACTGCCCCCATCCTGTTTGAGACGCTCAAGTACGTTGTCAGCGGATTCCGGGGAAGTCAGGAATTGGAAGGTGTCATTGACCAGACGCTCAGCCAGATCATGCAGAAGATCCAGAACCCGCCGCCCCCGCCGCCTGACCCGGCCATCGAGAAGGCGAAGATGGACATTCAAATTGCGCAGCAGAAGGCTGGCCTGGAGCAGCAGAAGATGCAGCAGGAGATGCAGATTGAGCAGCAGAAGGCACAGTTGGAGATGCAGGTGAAGCAGCAGGAGCTTGCCTTCAAGCAGCAGGAGCACCAGATGGACCTGGAGTATCAGGCAACAGCCAATCAGCAGAAGGTGGCACAAGACCAGGCGAAGTTCGACCAGCAGGTTGCCCAGGACAGTGCCAAAGCGATGATGGACCTCAACAACAAGGCGCGTGAAGACAGCAAGGAGACGAAGGGTGAGTAACATCGTGGATATCAGCTACTCGGTTCCCGAGAAGGAACTGCAAGGACGCAGGTGCATGAAGGACATGGAAACCGGGAAGACGTGGTTGGAGGAAAAATCTCCCGTTTTACCTGTTGTTGATCTTGTCTCAACTGTGAGCGAGTCAGTTGTGGGTCACGCTGCTGGTATGCGTGACCATTGTGCTCGCCACGATGTCGTGCCTACCGCTGAATTGAAAGGTTTGCCCGTTGGACCACCGAAACACGAACCTGACCGGAAAGCTATCCGGCAGGAGCTGATCAAGCAATACTACAGATAAGGATAATATAATGGACGATCTGCGCTCTGCTTTAGAGTCGGCTGTTGAGGAGCATTCTGAACCGGTTGCCGCCCCTGCCGCTTCCCCGGCAGACATGTCTCCTCCGGCTTCCCCCGTTGACGCTCCTCCCGTCGTCGACGCCCCGGAAGATGCCGAAGTTCCGGCAGAGCGCGGATCGCCAGATGTTCCCAAATCCATCGAGGAAGTTGCCGGCGAGAAACCTGCTGAAAGACCTGCTGACAAGACTGTTCCTGATCATCGTATTGATCGGGCACCTCAATCGTGGAAGGGTGACGCCAAGAAAGTCTGGGCCGAACTTCCGCTGAATGTCCGGCAGGAGGTCGTTCGCCGGGAGCGGGAGACTGCTCGTGTCCTCCAGGAAACAGCCGATGTGCGCCGGGGCGCAGAAGGTGTCCGCGAGATCATCGCCCCTCACATGGACCGTATCAACGCCATGTACGGTGGCAACGTGAATACGGCGATCAACAACCTGTTGGGCGTGGAGCGCACCCTGGTCAACGGCGACCCGGCAGCAAAGGTCACTCTCGTCGCCAACATGATCAAGCACTTCGGTATCGACCTCGTGGCGCTGGACAAGGCGCTGGTCGGCCAGCCGATGCCGGAGCATGTTCAGCAACAGTCGGACATTGAACGGTTGCTGGAGCAGAAGCTCGCACCGGTCCAACAGTTCATTCAGAGCCAACAGGCACGTGAGCAGCAGTATCATCAGCGGGTGGAGCAGGAAGTCACCCACACAGTCGAGTCGATGGCTGTTGATCCACAGTTCCCGTACTTTTATGAAGTTCGCTCTGACATGGCGGATATTATCGAAATGAATGCAAGAAGGGGCGTAGCGGTTTCTCTAGAAGATGCTTATGCCCGTGCCGTACGGATGAACGACGATCTTTTCCAGGCATCAACAGTTCGTGAATCCTCACAGGCAGCTACCCAAGCTGCCCTGCAAGCCCACCAAGCGGCGCAACGCGCCAAAGGAGCCGCAGTCTCAGTGAGCGGTTCGCCCTCCATGCCTGGAGGTAATCAAGGAAATCCATCAGATTTGCGTGGGACCATCACCGCGCTTTTGGGCGAGACAGGAAGTAGGATATGACGACCAACGTCAGCTTCATTGTCAAGGAAGTAGTCGGCCCCGGTCATGTGACCGAGGACGCGAACCCCACCCCAAAAACGTTCAGGGGAATCCCTACTGTTGTTGCAGGTGTCCAGCGCACGACACCGACCGGAGCGAACCCGCCCACCGGGAGTCAAGTGAGCACGATCCCGCAACCTCAATAGGAGATTCAAATGAGCTTCGCAAACCCCTCGATCAGTGATGTCATTGCGACCACGATCCAGAACCGCTCCGGCATCATCGCCGACAACGTCACCAAGAACAACGCCCTGCTCGCCCGCCTGAAGCAGCGCGGCAACATCAAGAAGTTCTCCGGCGGTAACGTCATCCTCCAGGAACTGTCCTTCGCCGAAAACGCCAACGCTGGCTACTACAGCGGCTACGAAACCCTGCCGGTCGCCGCGCAGGACGTGATCTCCGCAGCCCAGTACGACATCAAGCAGGCAGCTTGCCCGGTCACCATCTCCGGTCTCGAACAGTTGCAGAACGCCGGCAAGGAACAGATCATCGACCTGCTGGAAGGCCGCATCGCTGTCGCCGAAGGCACCATGGCGAACCTGATCTCGGCTGGCCTCTACTCCGATGGCACCGGCTACGGCGGCAAGGAGATCACTGGCCTGAATGTTCAGGTGCCGATCAACCCGGCCACTGGCTCCCCCGGCGGCATCGACCGCAACACGTGGAACTTCTGGCGCTCCAAGAACTTCGACTTCACCACCGACGGCGGCGCTGCCGTTTCGGCGTCGAACATCCAGGAGTACATGAACAAGCTCTGGGCGCAACTGGTTCGCGGCAACGACCGTCCCGACCTGATCATCGTCGACAGCGTGCTGTGGGGCTTCTACACCGCCTCGCTGCAACAGATCCAGCGTTTCACTTCCAGCGACTCGGCCAACCTCGGCTTCGTCACCCAGAAGTTCATGGACGCGGACGTGGTGCTCGACGGCGGTATCGGCGGCTTCTGCCCGGCCAGTACCGGCTTCATGCTGAACACCAAGTACCTGTTCTTGCGTCCGCATGTGGACCGTAACTTCGTTCCGATTGGTGGTGAGCGCCAGTCCGTCAACCAGGATGCTATCGTTAAGCTGATTGGTTGGGCCGGTAATCTCACTTGCTCTGGCTCTCAGTTCCAGGGGGTTTTGATCGCCTAATAAGCGGTCAGAATAGGAGAAACACATGGCTTACTCTTTCGTTGAACCGATCCTGGGCCTTCAGCAGATCAACCAGTTCGATTCCGGCATTTCGCTGGGACCGACGCCGACCGTCAGCCCGATACCTCCTGCCTATCTCGGCATGATCGTCAAGGCTTTCGACCCGACCTACGGGGTAGGCGAGTTCATTCTGCTCAAGGGTATTGCGTCCACCGTTGCCGGTTCGCTGGTCACCTATGACCCGACGACCTATGCCACGGCGCTTTGCCCCTCCACCGCCAACTTGGCCCGGCCTGTTGCTGTCGCCATGTCGGCGAACATCGTTGCCACGACCTATGGCTGGTACCAGATCTCCGGTACTGCCGTAGTTTCCAAGCCAACCAACAAGTACATGAACGCTCTGGCCTCGGTCGGCGTGTCGGGTACTGCTGGTAAGGTGGTTGGCAGCGTGTCTGCCGGTGCTGGCAAGCAAATCCTGGGGACTTGGTTGCAGGCCACTGCCGCCACTGCCGCCACGACTTGCACCGTGCTGATTAACCGTCCGCACATGCAGGGCCGTATCACCTAATGGAATTTGAGGTCTTTTGCATTGCGCCGGATGAGGAACTGTTTTCGCAGATACGCGAGAACTGTGCCGCTACCCGGCGTTGGGCAAAGGCCATTCCAGCGCATGATGGGGCTGCCGTTTTAGTCGGCGGCGGCCCCTCATTGCGTAAGAATCTCGATGGTGTTCGGATGCGTCAGGAACACGGGCAAAAGGTTTTTGCCTTGAACGGCGCCTGTAAGTTCCTGAACGACAACGGCATCACTCCTGATTATCAGGTTTTGCTGGACCCGCAGCCCCTTCTCATTGATTACATCGGGGAGGCCAAAGAGCATTTGGTAGCCTCGCAATGCCATCCAAGCATCCTAAAGGCGCTTCCTGACGCTACTTTGTGGCATCTGGACGTTGACGGCGTGAAAGAACAAATCCCGCCGTTTGACGATGATTACTGCCTAGTGGGTGGCGGTATCACTGTTGGTCTAAGCGCCATGTGTGTTGCTTATTCCATGGGGTACAGGGCTATCCATTGCTACGGATATGACAGCTCTTACGCAGATGATGGGCAAGACCATGCCTATGCTGCCCCGGTAGATGTCGGCTCCAAGCTAGTTCACAAGCGACTTGACCACAACACGATTGTTGTCACTTACGCCGGCAAGAAATTCACCACCACGCTTTGCCTATTTCAGCAGGCGCAGACATTCCAGAAGACAGCCGGGGATTTGATTGATCTTGGCTGTCTTATCACGGTCAACTGTGACGGGTTGTTGCGGGCGGTCGTGGATGAAAACAACAGATTGACCGCTGCGGAAGCAGCCTAGAAAGGACGTATCATGCCCATTCCTTCAAGAGTTCTCGCCTCTGGTAATTCGCCCTTGGCGACTACCTCTATTTGCGGCGACGGTGCGACTGGCTTGGTTGCCGTAGGCACCAATCTGGCGACCGCTTTGCAGCTTTCTGCTGTGTGGAACACCATCACCACATCCAGCGCCTCGACCGGCGTTGCATTGCCTCCGACTGAGGTTGGCGCAATGGTTGGCATCCGTAATGACAGCGGACAGACCGTCACGATCTATCCCCAGTCGGGATCGACCGTGAATGCGGCGGCTTCGTCCGTTACTATCGCCACGGCCAAGACGATGATCCTGTTTGCTACTTCGTCCACCACCTGGGCGTCAGTTCTGACGGCCTAAAAGGAGTACCCATGCCTCTTGATAGCGATGTTTCCAACGGCGATGCCCAGCTTCATGTGGAGTTCTATGAACGGCTCTATGAGGTAAAGCCTGGGACGAAAGTGCCTACGGACTTCGTGAAAATCCTCATCCCTGGTGACAAAACCCATCAGTGGGATCAGCCGGTACGCGAACAGGATAAGCAACGCTTTCCTCGCCACTGGCTGTTTTACCAGATGAAGAAAAACGAGGGGCAGGTTTTTGGTACTCCGCTGGCGGATTGGGCCAAGGACAACCCGGATGATTCGGCGCTTGGTCACCAGATTGCGGAGCTTCACTTGCTGAAGTTCCAGTCTGTGGAACAGGTCGCGTCCATGACGGATACGCAGGTTCAGAAGGTTGGTATGGGTGCGGCTGGTTTGCGTGAACGTGCGCGAGCCTATCTGGCGTCCAAGAATACGACTCAGACCAATGAAGACCGCGTTGAGTTGAACCGGACCAAGGAAGAACTTGGTTTCCTGAAAACCCAGATGGCGGCACTTATCGAACAAATCAATAACCGGCCTGTTGAGCCCGAAAAGCGTGGCCCCGGCAGACCCAGGAAAGTAATCGAAGATGTCGAGCACGATGCTCCAACTGGTGACTCAGGTAACCAATGAATTAGGGGTCACAACTCCCACTTCGGTAGCCGGGAATACCAGCCAGGACATTATCCAGATTCTCGCCCTGCTTAACGCTTCGGGGTACGAGTTACTGCGTAAGCACGACTGGCGGGCTCTCACCAAGCAATACAGCTTCTTTACGTCCTATCTCACGACAACCGGGACATATACGACTGCGGCGCGGACAGTTACTTCAATCCCGTCCACATCGGCTATCGACACCACCTACATGATTGTAGGGGCTGGGTTTCCCAATGCTACGTTTGTAGAGAGCGTGGATTCGTCCACCCAGGTTACTGCCTCTCAGTACCCGACTTCTGCGGCTACGGCGGGAACCATCTATTTCCAAAAGTGCCGTTACGCGCTTCCCAGCGATTACGACTCGATTGTTCCTCGCACTCAATGGGATAAGTCAAAACATTGGGAGATGTTGGGACCGGAAGACGCCCAGCAATGGGAGTGGATTCAGAGCGGGTATATCTCGACTGGCCCCCGCGTCCGTTGGAGATTGCTAGGCCAGTATTTCCAGATTTGGCCGGGTTTCTCCAACTCGGAAAACCTTGGCTTTGAGTATCGCTCTAATGCTTGGGCCTATAATGCTGCGGGGACGGCCAAGACGAGCTTTACGGTCGATACCGACACGGCGATTTATCCAGATCGTCTTTTGGTGTTGAGCACCAAGCTTAAATATTTTCAGGCCAAGGGCTTCGACACAACCGCGATTTATCGGGACTATATGACGGAACTCCAAACCGTCATGGCGCAGGATATGAGCGCCCCGAACCTTTCGTTTGCGCCCTCTCCCGGTCAGATACTTTTGGGGTGGAACAACATCCCTGACAGCTTCCCGACATGAGACCGCGCGGCTACTCCCACCTAATACAGAAGGCGAATGCCAAGGTAGCATCCTTGCCCGCCCCTGTTGGGGGCTGGAATGCGCGCGACACCATCGCAGAGATGGCACCTATCGACGCCATTACCCTAACCAATATGTTCCCCTCCACCTCAAGCGTAAACATTCGTGGCGGCGCTACGAATTGGGCAACGGGGATGAGTGGGCAAGTCCAGACCGTAATGGATTATAACGGCGCGGCTACATCCAAGATGTTCGCCATAGATGCGACCGGTCTTAGCATCTACGATGTTACTTCCTCTGGTGCTGCTACTGTTACCAGTGTAACCGGACTGACCAATGCTTGGTGGGAATACGCCAATATCTCCACTTCTGGCGGAAACTATCTCTATTGCGTGAATGGGGTAGATAAGCCCCGCCTTTATGACGGCACGACTTGGACGGCGATTGATGGGGCGAGCACCCCAGCTATTACGGGGGTAACTACTACAACCCTCGATAATGTCTTGCTGTTTAAGAACCGGCTTTGGTTCATTGAAAAGAACACATTGAAGGCATGGTATTTGCCCACTCAGGCAGTAGGTGGGGCCGCTTCGGCATACGACCTTCGCTCTATTGCGCGCGAGGGTGGGTATCTGGTTGCTATGGATGTCCTGTCTTTGGATGCCGGGTACGGCTTAGACGATAACCTAGTGTTCATCACCAGCGAGGGTGAGATTATTGTCTATCGCGGGACGGACCCGGCTTCGGCAGCGACATGGACACTTATTGGTGTCTGGCAGATGGGCGCTCCCATTGGGAAGCGTTGCACCCTGAAGTTTGGGGGCGACGTTCTGGTAAATTGCTTGGATGGGCTGATCCCGCTTTCGGAGGTCTTACAGAGCCAAGTCTTGAACACCAAGGCTGCTGTTTCCGACAAGATACAAAATGCTATTTCGGAAGCATCTTCCAACTACGGCTCAACCCGTGGTTGGCAGATTGTGTCGTTTCCAGCCACCAATGCGCTTTGGATCAATGTCCCCATTTCGGTAGGTTCGCAACAGCAATATGTGATGAACACCATCACAAAGACTTGGTGCAACTTTACGGGCTGGCCCGCGAACTGCTGGGTGCTGTTCAATGACGTTCCCTACTATGGAGGGAATGGGGTAGTCGTTAGAGCGTGGGATAGTACCTATGCAGATGGGTCGTCAAACATCCAGACGGCGGTTCAGCAGGCGTTTAACTACTTCGAGGAACGCGGGGTAAAGAAATACTTTACGCGCTCTCGCCCAAGCCTCCTGACTAATGGGAGCCCAGCTATTTTGGTTGGCGTCAATGTGGACTTCGATACCAGCTTTACGACATCGCCCCTGACCTATTCCCCGATTACTGCGGGGGTGTGGGACACGGCAGTATGGGATACGGCTCTTTGGGGTTCTGGGCTTGTAGTCCAGAACAACTGGCAGGGAATAACGGGAATAGGTTACTGCGCGTCTGTTCAGTTTCAGAGCGCCAGTATGGGCATCAACATCCAGTGGGCTTCCACTGACATCGTGTATCAAACCGGATGGGCCGGAATATAGTGAGCGGTCCCATAGTGGGCCGTTGGGTAGCAGAGCAGATGAATGGGTCTTTCAGTGAAACAACGTCAACCGCCATTGGTCTTCAAAAAGAAACGGGCGAAATCATTGCGGGCGTTATGTACGAAAACTGGAACAAGCGTTCAGTCGTCGCGCATATGGCTATCACCGGAAGAATTACAAAGACGTACCTTGGGGCTATCTTCCGCTACGCCTATGAGAAGTGCGGAGTCAACAAAGTGATATTGCCTGTGAGCAGCGGGAACGACAAGAGCAACAAGTTCGTGAAGCATCTAGGCTTTACGGAAGAAGCTCGCGTTAAGGACGCTGACCCGGCAGGCGATATTATCATCTACACCCTTGCGAAATCGGATTGCCGGTTTCTTGGACAGGAGTACGCATAGTGGGCAAACCGAGCGCACCGGCAACACCGGATTATGTAGGCGCAGCCAAACAGCAGGGTGTTGAAAACAAGGAGACAGCCGTAGCGAATACCTCGCTTGGCAACCCTAATGTTTTCAGTCCCTACGGCAACCAGACGGTTACTTATGACACTACCGGCCCAGCCGGTAACTATCAGCCCACGATAACCCAGTCACTTACGCCTCAAGCGCAGCAGACCTTGGACGCGCAGCAGCGGGTGCAGACTGGGCTTGCCAACCTTGGAGAACAGGGTATCGGGCAAGTCCAGCGCGTCATGGGCACCCCGTTTGATGCGTCTGGGGTTCCTAAGAGCCCTATCAATCCCGGCATGACGGCCCAGCAGGCCATTATGAGCAGGCTGAATCCGCAGTTGCAGCAGAATAGGGAAGCGCAGGCGCAGCGGTTGGCTAACCAGGGTATCCCCGTTGGTAGCGAAGCCTGGAACAATGAGATGCGGCAGCAGGGTCAGAACGAAAATGACCTTTATACCCAGGCTGCTTTGCAGGGCATTGGGCTTGATACCCAAGCTCACCAGTCAGGGCTTCAGGAAGCTATGGGGCTTTACAACCAGCCTCTTAATCAGGTCACGGCTCTGATGTCTGGGTCACAGATACAGACACCTCAATTCCAGAATTATCAGGGATCGAGCGCCCAAGCGGCCCCGCTATATCAGGCAGCACAGAACCAAGGCCAATACGAGCAGAACGCCTATGCCCAGCAGATGGCGGGGTACAATAGCATGATGGGCGGGTTGGGTATGCTTGGTGGGGCGGCTATAGGCGCACCATCTGGCGGCTGGTTCTCTAAGTTATTTTAGGTGATACATGCCTAACGGCAATTACATGACCTACGACCCGGAGATGCAGAAGCTCCAACGCCAGCAGCGCTATGCTGAGATGCTTCAGCAGCAGGCTAACGAGCCAATCCCGATTGAAAGCGGTGGCGGTGCCCAAGCCCCTATTTCTCCATTCTCGCTCTTGGCTAAGGCTCTCCAAGCCTATAACGGCAGGAAGATGATGGAGCAGGGCGATACGGCCTATGCGGATTTGCAGACCAAGCGCACCAAGGAACTGGCTGACATGCTCTCCAAGCAATATCAGGTTCCAGGCCAAGCAGCCCAAGGCATCAAGCAGACGGACATTGCCCCTATCCAAACGGATATTGGCGGGCAGAAACTCACATTGCCCGGTATCCAGGCCGATCCTAACTTGGGCGCTATTTCCAACGCTACGCAGGCTAGGCCGACGACGCCGGAAGAACAGCTTGCCAACGCTATCCGTATGCAAGGCAGCACAAACCCGATGGCAGCTAACATGGGCTTTGACCTTGCCCAAGGCGTCCAGCAGAGAATGACGGGGCGTGAGGATGAGCTTTGGAAGCGCAATCTTCCAATGTCTGTCGCCGCTCAACAGCAGCAAGAGGCTCAGAACCAAGGGGCTATTGCTGTTGCAAAGGCTAAGAATGAGCTTGGGCCTAGCCCACAAGAGGAAATCCAGAACCGGCTGGAGGCTCAAAGAAACGCGGATTTGCGCGAATATAGGCAGTCTGGCGGCAGTGCTCACGGCGGCTACGCCAACCTCTCACCAGAAGAAAATGACGCTCTGACCGCTGGAATAGCGGCGGGCAGGATTGACGCCAGCCGCGTAAACTCGCGGACAGCAAAACTACTCGCCGGGATAGCCCTAAAAGACCCGGAAATTAATATGGTCAACAGCGCGGGCCATGCAGCGATGGTTCGCAACGCATCCTTGCAGCGCACAATCAATGTTGCAGAGGCACTGCCGACCGTCCTGGAGAATGTCCGTGAGGCTGGGAAGAAGCTCAAGTACAGCGATGTTGCCTTTGTCGGTAAGCTCCAAGGCTTTATGAAGGGTCAGCTTAACGATCCTGAGTTCGTGGATTACATGACCCAGCGTAACGATGCGCTTCTCAGTATCGCAAACGTCATGCGCGGCGTTGGTATGTCCGACAAGGCTACGGAGATGGAGGAGCAAGCATCGCACCCCACCATGTCGCCTCGCGCTATGGACGCATGGGTTAATGCCCAGCAGAAGTCACTCGCTCCCCGTCTTGAGCAGTACCGCAGAAACGCGCTTGGAGACATCAAGCCTACTGCACCAAAGGCCCAAGCCGCTAGAACAGTTGTCCGCACCGGCAAGGACGCCCAAGGCAATAAGGTCGTTCAATACAGCGACGGAACGATAGAACATGCCAAGCCCTGATCCCAAAGGCATCACATGGGACGCGCCAGACCCCAAGGGGATCGTGTGGGATGATGACAAGCCTGCGCCCCCCAAGAAAGACAGATCGGGCGTTCTTGCAGACATGGTGAAATCCACCATGCAGGGCCTGGAAGACAGCTTTGCTGGAACTGTCGGTGTCCCAGGTGACATTGCAGGACTAGTCGGCGCTGGTATGAAGAAGCTCGGTATACCGACGCGCGATACTTCAAAGCCGCTTCAGTTCGAGAACGGAAACTACGTCACTGTTCCAGGCGGCGATTTAGGCTTTGGTGCCGCGCCTGATTCTGCTGCCGTATCAAATATGATCCCCGGAGAAACGTATGAGCCGCAAACCTTCCCAGGGGAATACGCCCGTACAGCAGGACAGTTCCTCCCATTTGGTCTTGGAGGCGCGAAAACTATCGGAAAGCGGATCGTGGGCCGTGTACTCGCACCATCGGTTGGGGCCACTACATTGGGATTCGCCGCCGACCCAAACACTGACCCAAATCTTCATGCGGCACTTAAAGTCGGAGGCGCCGTCGCTGGGGGTGGTGCTGTTGGCGCTGTTCGTGCTGGCCGCGCGGCATTAGCTGAAAGCCGCTCTGTTACCCCTGAAATAACAGCCCAGCAGCATTTGGCTAGGCTCCTAGAGAGTGCCGGGGCTACTCCTGATACACTGACAACAAATGCCATTCCGGGGCGGGGACAGCTTGCGGCGGAGGCTTTGGGGCCTACCGGAGTTTCCACCCTTGCAACATTGGGAAGGCGTCCGGGTGCCACCGGAGAGGCGTTAGCTGGCATTCTTTCAACGCGCGCCGCTTCGGCACCACAGAGGATTATGGATGATTACGCGACCGCAGCGGGTATCCACCCGGAAGCGGCTAGGGGCAACATAGACGCTCTTGTAGAGGCTGGACAGGCTAGGGCGGCACCACTGTTCAAGGCCGCATTGGATGGAACTGTAGCGGCACGAACTCCTGAACTTGAGGCCCTTATGGCCCGGCCCGTTATTCGGCGCGCGATGGCAAAGGCGGCTGAAGATTTACGGAACGGCGGGGAAGACCCTGGCGCTGTAGGGTTGCATTTTGACGAAGCTGGAAACATGACGGCGCGTGTTGACCCGACATCGCGGGCATGGGACTTGACTAAAAAGGCCCTTGGTCAATCAGTAGAGCGCGATGCCTTTGGCAACCGCCTGCCAGATAGCAAGTCTCCCGGTAACTTCAGGATTGGTCGTGCGTCCGCAGAGCTTACTGGCGCCCTTAAGGATGCCATTCCAGGCTATGATAAGGCGCTTAAAGAGAGCGGCGATTACCTCAGTCTTCAAAGCGCGTTCAACGCGGGGCAAAAGCATATTCTCAGTGCGGGTACTACTGCCGCTCAAGTGGCAGAGCATATCAAGGGTATGACGCCAGCGGAGATTGACGCCTACCGAGGTGGCATTGCCAATGAGATATTTAATAAGGCGCAGAATGCCAGGCTCGCCCCACGCATCCTTAATACCCCGGCTGTCCAGCAAAAACTGGAAGCTGCGCTAGGCGCACAAAAAGCGCAGAGTTTTATGGAAGGTGTGCAACAGGAGATTGGTCTAGCCAAGTCCGGTGGCCGCATGATGCCGGGAACCGGGTCTATAACTAGCGATGTTCTTTTGAACGCTGGCGAGCAGGATCGCGGCGCGGCGGCATTGGCTGGTATGCACGGATTAGAGGCGGCTGGTCATGCTTTGACTGGTAGTCCCCTTAGTGCGGCCAGAAGCACCATCCAGGCTCTACGCCACTTTGCCCCGGATTTGCTTCGCTCCGGTACAATGACACCAGAAGTTAGAAACGAATTAGGCCGCTCCTTGATGCTTCCGCCAGAAGACTTGGCAGCTAAATTGCGAGCCATACAGAAGCCGCCCCAAGTCCGTGGTAGTGCGCTGGCAAGATTACTTGGAGAAACGAGATGAGCCTATTTGGCTTTTTGTTTCTTTTTGGCTCTGGCTCGCAACTTGGCGCACACTCTGCACCGACGCCAGATACCGCCGTTAGAGCCTGTGAAAACGCGAGTATTTTCCTCGTTGTATGGATGGCCGTTAGGGCAATGTGTCTTGGCCCTCTGACGCGCGCCGTTAGCAGCTCCGCCAATAGAAAGGCCAGAAAAGTCCATCTGCTTGTATTCGGAGAATATCTTTCTCGCGGGCCATCCGAGCCTAAATCTTTGGTCGATTGTATTGCGATGAAGGCCAGTTTCCTCGGACCATTGCGAAATAGTCTTTGTAAGCCCTTTGTAGGTTATTTTGATGTTGCAGCGGCGGTTGTTGGCCTGCTCTTTTCTAGTGGCCCACTTGCAGTTTTCAGGCGTGTAATCTTTATCGTTATCAATTCTCTCAAGGGTGTGCCCCTTTGGGCGCGGCCCCATATCTTTTTCAAACACAAGGAATTCGTCCCATCGGGAGCAAACCTTAATTCCACGGCCTCCATAGTCAGCGTATTGGCGAGCGTTTGGGTTACTGCACCTAGTACGCATTCCAAGCCATATTTTATGGACCGGAGAGAGAGATTTGCCGTGTCTTTCATACATGCACCCTGCTTACAGTAAAGGATAAGGAAAGTCAACATGTCGAGAAACGGCAGTGGAGTGTATTCGCTCAACACAGCAGGCCAGCCCGTAGTAGCTGGTACGACTATCACGGCTACGGCCTTCAACGCGGCTACCGCTGATATAGCCACCGCCCTCACCCAATCCATCTGCGTAGATGGTCAATCGGTTATCACCGGCAATATCCCCATGTCCGGGTTCAAGCTGACGGGGTTGGGGGCTCCGAATACGGCTGGTGATGCGCTGCGGTACACATCATCGGCAGCAAACTACGCCTTGGTAGTAGCTGGGAGGCCGTCCTTCTCAGCCTTCCGCTCCGCGACAGTCACCAACCAGACCGGCGCTGGCGCAAACCCTACGGTGACGTTCGATACGGAGGTGTTTGATAATGGTTCCAACTTCGCATCTAATACATTCACCGCTCCTGTCACGGGAATTTATCGTCTTAGTGCCAGAGTGCTTGTTAGCGCCCTTAGTGTTGCCATGACGGCACAGCAGATTGCTATTGTCACCACCGCCAAGACATACGTTGCGTCACAGGATGTTTTGCCGCTAACCAATGGGTCGCTATATCTGTCGATCAGCGAATTGGTTTCCATGACGGCGGCGGACACCGCTCTTATCAAGGTTCAGGTTTCCAACGGTGCCGGAAACTCCGCAAGCTTCTTTGGCGATGCTACTACGGCCTACACCACATTCTGCGGGGAAATGGTCAGCTAGTGACTTGGGCTCTGGAAGTTGCCGCGCGAACACTTTGGCAGGAGGCTCGCGGAGAACCCCTTATTGGCAAGCAGGCGGTGTGCCATGTGATGTGGAACCGGGTACGGGATGGGCGCTGGGGGCCGAATCTCGCCACAGTCTGCCTGTGGCGGGCGCAATTTAGCGGCTGGTATGTGCCGAGTGATCCAAATTTCAAAGCCGCGTGTATTTTGCCGGATAACGATGATGGCCTGCTGGCATGTCGAGTGCTTCTGCAAATGGCCGAGCATGACGCTGACTTGACCAAGGGTGCGCTGTTCTACTTCTCTAACAGCATGAAAACACCGCCGAACTGGTCAAAGAACATGACGTTCAAGGGGCAGTTTGGAAATCAGCGGTTTTTTACTGACCGTTTTGAAAAGTTACTAAGTTGAAATCTCGCAACGCTTTTTCTCTAGCTTCGGCTGCCTCAGTTAAAGAAGAAAACCGTCCGATATGAATCATCTTGTAGTTTACCCTCATAGACGCCATCCACTTCTGCCGGGATTTATCCCAGCATACCCCTATGTGGCCGCTCTTATTAGATGGCTTGAGAAGTCCATTTCTCAGATTATGAGATTGAGTAGTAACGCGAAGATTTTCTCGGCGGTTGTCCAATTTGTCGTGATTTATATGGTCTACAACAAAACCCTTGGACGGCTTCATAATAAGCCGATGCAGGAGCGTCATGGGCTCCCCAAGGCCGGATGTATAGGCATACCCGCAAGAATGAAATACCCACGCCACGCCGGAGGCGAGTGGAACATCATCGGCGTCTATAATAGCTGTTTTTCCTCGCGTCAAAACAATGGACGCAATCCCAGTGTCACGGTTTATAAAAATGGATTGCGCGATTTGTTCTTTAGTGCGCTTGGGCATCACCTTTTATCGCATACAAATCAATCACCATCAACAAATCTTATCGCATGATACCGGGGGACGATATGTCAACGCAAACCGTGGTTTTGGGAAGTGTTTCCATTGCCACCATATTAGGGGCTCAACCATTTGGTATTTCTATCGAAACCATTACGATAGGAACGGCATTTGCCATTATAGGCGTAGTAGGTCGCGCTGCCTTTGAGATGCAGAAGTCGTCCGAAAACCCCGGAGGTATGCCACTTACTCACGTTGCAGGATGGGTTGCATCGGGCCTTATTGGTGCCCCGTTCGTTACGATATTGTACCTAGTTATTCTGAAGATGATTAATGTCCAGTCGGACAGTGTTTCCATCATCGGCTTAATGTTCATTGGCTTTTCTGGACCCAGGATGCTCACATGGTTGCTCAACACAGGAATTGGCGTTTTGAACAAGAAAGCGGGATTGTCGATACCAACTCTAGGACAGAACCAAGACGGCAAGAGCCCATGACTCTAGAGAGGGGGTTTAGTATGGCGTCCCTCATGGGGGTTGCCTTTGTCCTGGGCTGGCTGTCAAACAGCGGCTATTACAACATTAGCCAATTGTGGCAGCAGAAGAACCAGCTTCATGTTATCCAGACAAAGACGCTACCAAAACTTCAGGCACTAGCTAAGTGTGAGCATAAGCGCGCAGACCTCAATGAGCAGATAGTAGACGAGGCGATGGTTGGCAAAAGGCCGCTTCCAGGTGATGTAGCTGCTGATTGTCCGCACCCGGTTAAACCTTAGCGTCAGAGCATAACGCATAACCTTGCGAAAGGTTCCCCGAATGGGTACTATTCGCCGCCAATAGGGGAGACTTCATGCGCCATACGGCAATTGTCCTTACCGCGTTCCTAGCCTTTACCCCCGTTACAGCCTGCGCCCAGCTTGATCCTGCGGCCCCTATTTCCTCGACCGCACCGGCTGAGTTCAACCAAGCGAAAAAAGCCCTCACGGCGGCGCACTTGGTTCATAAGACGACCGCCGACTTTCTGGTAATCGCGGCCAATTCTGACCTTTGCAAAGGCCAGTGCGCGGTACAGGCCAAGACCCTCCTAGACCAATCCTATGCCATCTTGTTGGCTGCCGATGCGGCTATCGCGACTGGTGACGCCAAGGCCATAAACGACAAGATTGCTGCTGCCACGGCCTTGGTCGGAAAAATCCAATCTCTCATTGGGAGAAGCTAATGCCTCCGGTCGCCCTTATCCTTGGATTGCTCCAATACGCGCCATCTGCCATCACAGAGATTACCGCCCTCTATAATGCCATTAAGGGCACGTTCTCCCACGCAGATCAGAAGACGATTGATGCCGCCTTGGCTTCTGCCCAGTCTGCCGATGCTGCTTCTACTGCTGCTGCTGACGCCGCTTTAAGCGCCGCTGCGAAGCGATAATGTCGCGGTTAGAGTGATAGAAGCTAACGGCGGCCATTAAGACTAATCCGCATCCCGCCCCAAGCAACATAATTGTTATGTTTATGATGGCGTCTATCATCCCTCAGTCGCCTTACTCCGATAGGCCGCGAGGCTAACAACTTTCTCGCGCGACCACTTCCAATTACGGGTATATGGCTTTGGAACGGGCTGGCTGTTTCTGGCTCTAATAGCCCAGATAGCTTCAATGTAAGCATTTTCGCCTAGAATATCTCTCAAATCTTGAAGTTCATCTCTGACGCTCATTTGCCCCTCTTTTTAGCTTTTGGGAATGGACGGCTAGGAATGGATTTCTTGGGCTTGGTTATCCCGGCCCGTTTCTTGATGATCCTTTTTACCTTGGCATTGGCCTGAACATCGGCCTTTGTCTTTGCCTTATGACAGTGGGCATGGACGGGACGTAGGTTCTGGTATTCGTGCGGGCCATCGTGAATAATAGCGTGGTGATGGTCAAACTCTATGTTGTCTCCCGGTCTTAGAGCTACCCCGCATATCCCGCAGTTCACATAGCCGGGTATACGATGAAGTATACAATCAACGGCCATCTTTCGGGAGATGGGCTTAGTCACGCTTCCACCCACGGCAGGTTGATATTGTGTCTAGCGCAGAAGGCTTCCATGAGAGTTTGCAATTCTGAGTGTTCATCCTTCGACAGATCAGACGTTGACCGCCCTATTGGAACCATACCACCTTCCTCAGAAGGCATCCATTTCTCGCCCCGGTAGGCATGGGTAAAATAGTCCTTCCATTCCTCCGGCGTATATCTCTGCCCATGCCAATCAAGTTTCGATACGGCAGTAAGGATCAGCCACATTCTATCATTCTGCGGGATACTGCGGCGCGGGTCTTTGAACTCAAGGCGAGTACCGATAGCCGCCCCATTTATACGGTCCCAAGCTCTTGCTCGATCCGCCTTGGATATGAGGGTGACAATCTGGCGAGTCATGCAAACTCTCCGTTATTTTCACGGGACCATGCAGCATACGCCGCCTCGGCGGATTTTTGGTTTTTGAAACAACCCAAGTATGTCTTTTTGTAATTCTTAGTGCCGTATGAATAATACCTGTCGGATCGCGCATCAAAGACTACCCCTCTGGGGAGTGCCCGACCGGACCTAGGCCCACTGTTGGCGGCATTCTGAGAATGCGTGGCTAGGCGAAGATTCGCGATCCTGTTGTCCGCGCCGTCTTTGTTGATGTGGTCTATTAGACCAACGGGCCAAACGCCGTAATGAAGTGCCCAAGCAACCCTGTGTGCCCGGTACATTGTTCCGTCTATTTTTATTTTCCGGTAAGTTGTCCCGTACCCAAGCGCAGGGGTTCCGGCCTCGGACCCCTGTCGGCAAGGGCCGCGTTGTAATAGCCTAGAGATTATCCCAGTGTCGGGACAGTATGAGAAAAGCTCCCGCAGCCTAGAGATGTATTCCGGGCACTCTCTGTGTGTCACTGGAATAGCTCCTCAAGCCTATCAGCCAAAGCCTTCTCAAGCTCTACGGAGGTCTTGGGATCGAGAACCTTCAATTCATCGCGCGCCTTCTTGAACCGCTCAGAGAACTTGTCCAGATCATCTTTACCCAGAGTCTTGATGCGGGGGATTTCCCGAAGTGCCCAAGCCTTAGCGTTAGCAGCCTTGTCTTCGACTGGCGCATAGGCATCCGCCGCTACAGGCGCCTTTAGGGTAGAGGGGCCGTGGATAGCTTCACGCTGTGTAGGCTTGGTGTGCCCACTGGCGGCGTTTCCATCGTCGTCTTCATCACCAGCCACAACGCCTACCATAGCCGCCAGAGCGTATCTTCGGGCGTAAGTCATGGCCGATCCCATGCCCTGCGGATCATTCTTGACGGGCCTAACGGGATACCGGCCCGAAATCCACTGACCGGAGATATGCAAAATCATGGTTTCAAGCCAAGCGTTAGCATCGTCAAAATCAGGGACTTGGGTAAATGACAGGCCGTTATCGGTTAAGGCTTTCTGGCAAGCAGCCCAGACGGCGGGTAGGTCGGCATATTGGCTTTTGAAAAACGGATTGTTGGCGTCCTTCGCTGCTACCTTGATAGCGGCTTGGGCTTTGGAAAGGGCTGCACCCAAGGAGTCGAGCTGGTCACTGCGGTTCATTGTTTTCCTCTTGTGGTAAATCGCTCATCATTTCGGCTTGGGCTTCCGCCATGTCGCGCTGGAACTGGCAGCAATCACAGATACGATGTTCTGGGGCCATGTAAACGTCAAATGGTTCCCCGCAATCCTTACAGAACGTAATCGGTTCCCATCCCATGTCACACGCGCCTTCATGTCTGTACTGGACGCAATCAACGCACATCATTTCGTCAGCCCAGCCTTTCTCCAATCATCCAGGATTTTCTCAAACACGGCGTTAAGCCTTGCGCTCTTTTCCGTCCTTTCCTCCACCGTCATGTCTTCAAGCTTGTAGTAGTCCAGCATGATACGGGCGTTGGATGGCTTGGGGGGTTCAGAACCAGCCCACAGATCGCTTTCGTCCAGTTCGTGTCTATAGCTCACTTGCCAACTCCGCGCTTGATTACATCCCACATGGACAACCGTTCTTCTCGCACATCCTTTTCCTTGCGGGGATTGTTCAGGGCTTCCAGCAAGCCGGGAGAAACAAATTCCTCCTGCCAGTTCGGGCAGCGGTCCCAACGGGAGTTATATTCTTCGGTCATTTCATTCCTCCACATCCAGCTAGAGTAAACTCGGCTTGAACGATCGCGGCGAGAAGAACAAAATTGGAGACCGATTCGCCGTCATACTTCGCCGCCCTCTTAATAAGCGCCTTGTCCTTCTTGGACATTCGCATTTCAAATCGCTCAGTTTTCACGTTGACACCTCTTAATTGATGCCGTACCGTACAACATATGGACAAGAGGTCAAGCGCCAAATGACAAAAAAATGGATCACTAGCCCTAGGGATAGGAAAACCGCCAAATACAAGGCGATCCATGCCCAGCTACGGGACGAACTTATGCCGGAGCCTTCCAAGGCGGAACGCAAGCGGGCGGCTAGCCAGTCATTCAGGGCGCGCGGCGAATGACAGATATAATGTTTAGCATCCCCGGCAAGGTTTCGGGAAAGGGCCGCCCCAAGTTTGCGCGGCGCGGAAAGTTCGTTACAGCCTATACCCCTGAGAAAACCAGGGCGATGGAAAGCGTCGTCAAACAGTACGCTGCCGAGGAAATGCGGGGAAAGAAGTTGCTGAACGGCCCGTTAAGCCTTGCAATCAGAGTTTACCAACACTGCCCGGAAGCATGGTCAAAAAAGCGCAAGGCTGCTGCTAATTGGATAACGGGTAAGCCCGACGCTGATAACATCATAAAGTTGATTGGGGATTCTCTCAACGGGATAGTTTGGACCGATGATTCCCAAGTGGCGAATTTAACTTTCAGCAGACGCTACACATCCACTGCCGAAGAAGTCTGGGTATTTGTCGAGGAACTAAAGCAATGAACTCTGTCGATCCAGAACTTGAGCATCGCAAGCAGATCATTAAGGAAAGATGGCTGGCAGGCGCGACATCCTCTCAGATTGGCCGAGAGCTAAGCATTAGTCGAAACTCAGTTATGGGGCATGTGAACCGGATGAAGCTACCCAAACGCAGTAATGATTCGGCTAGGCAGGAAGGCAAGAAATTCGCCAAGCGCAAGTACACAGGCTTTGCCTTAGGACTTATCCCCGGTTTGGGCATTTCCGTGTCCAAGGACAAGAAAGACCCCTACAAGGCTTCCAAAGACATCCTGGAGCCTTTAGGCCCGGTGGGGGACTTCCCCCCTGGACAGACATGCAGGGCCATAAGCGGGGATGTATCGACAGGAAACTGGCAGTGCTGTGGTAGGCCAGGATACCCATATTGTGCAGCGCACAAAGAGAAACTGATAGTTAAGCCCTTGCCTCACAGGAGGCAGGCATGACCACTCATTCCAAGCTATCCGCTGCTGACGCCGAGCGGATCAGATATTTATACACAATCCCCGGTTGGTCACCCCTTGAGATAGCCCAGGAGCTTGGGCTGACTTTCCGGCAGGTTTGCCATTTTATCGACAAGCACTGTTTGCGGCCTGTTCAGTTCATGGTCGCCAGAGACGTTAGGAAGGCAACCAGGGCCGATTCGCATATCCCGGAGGATTGGGGCTTCACAGTCCCAAATTGGCGTCAGAGATGCTTATAGACCCGTGGAGAGAGAGTAAGCGGTATATTTGGTCAGAGAGGGATTTGATATGGCTCCGGGCAGCTAAGACGCTACCGGATTGGTCGAGAATGGCAGCGTATCAGGAAATAGCCCAAATGCTGGGGATTAGCGTATCAAAGGTTAATGACCGGGCAAAAAGGCTGAGACGTGTAAAAAAATCTTACAGTATAGCGGCGGAGTGAACTAATCGGAGCGTTCCGATTGTTAGTGTTCCGATTACCCGCAAGACAAAATCCCGCCCACCGCTTATCCTGCCCCCTTAAATGGGGCTAGCGGCTTTCGGAGAAGGCTTTAGAGCGTATCCTCGGGGGTGTCCTATATCGGGGACCAACCGCCTGCCTCCCGTAACGCTAAGACCCCGGGCACGGGCACTATTTTGGCTTTCTAAAGCCCCCAATTCATTCCTAGATGGCCTTCCATCTGTCGGAGGGACGGTGACGCCCCGCTCGATTACCCTGGAATTATTGGCCCAGGCAGTGCCGGATGCGGAAACTCTAGCGGCTTTGTGGGGTTTACTACGCGCTATCCAGTGGTATAGTACCCGGTATAGCTAGCAGGACCCTCCAACGGTCCGACACGCCTGGGGTCCCGCAACGGCCTCAGGCGTCATGCTTTTCAGGTGTTGCCTTCGATTCAGTCGCCAGCAGGCGGATCGCTTCGGGTAACCATCAAGCACCAGCATCTAAGCCCATTTCTCACTTTCCATCAATAGCGCAGCGTGCAAGCGGGCCATTTTTGCGCCCGCGCGCAGCACGCAAGCGGTTATTGGTCCGACTACTTTTGCGGCGAAGCCGAGGCCAGGAACGGCGCTATAACGCGCTCCTCAGTAGTCGCAGGAATAAAACAAAACCGGCACGATCAAGAACCAGACCAGCATCTTGCTCTTGCGATGTACTGGATCGGACCAACGCCAAATCTGGATCATGAAAATTTGCTCCCTATTTGATGATTTCTGGCGTGATTGGATTGCCACCATTGGCATAGTAGAGGCTGGCGGCTTTGCGGAGTGCCCCAACCGTGATGCGGTGATATTCGCAGGTTCCCAATAATGCCACTTTGTCGTCCGGCACCTGATCCCACACCGAGCCATTCGGGTTATGTCGCTCGCCGTAGACGACGCCATACTCCGCGAAGGGGCGCAGCGCAGCGATCAGTCTGGCCTTGGCGATCTTCCGTGGCATCCCCGCTCCCTTTTTAAAATGCGTTGTTCCAGGACTTGCCACAATCTAGGCAGAACCTGTTTTGGTAAGTCACATCTTCGGCGCGGCACCAGACCGAGGAAGTATAAATTTCCTCATGCGGGCACTTCTCTTGCATCAGCCGCTTGTGCTTCTGCACCAAAGTCTCAGCCTACAATTCCGCCAGCGTCACGGCATCGCTCCCTTTATGTGCACTTCTCGCAGCGGCAGAAATCACCGTGCGTTTGAGGTAGCTCAGCCGCAATCGCGCGGCCCACATTTTCCCAATGTTCGGCGTCAGCCTTGGTGAAGGGAAAGAAGACAATCCCCTTTCCCTTGCATTCATCACAGCCGCCGCCTTGCGGGACGCCGGGATGCTTGGGGTGATCGGGATAGTCGCGCGGGTTCACATAGCCGTCCTCTGACTCGGTGCAGCCCGAACACGATTTCCACCACCCGACGCTGTTGCCCACGGCCCGGCTCCTATGTTTCAGACTTCGGTTTGTGGAACCCAGGCCAAACAGCATCGGCGTTGCCGCCAGCCGCTTCGTAGCCTCGGATATAATTGCCAATGTCGGTGAGGCTCATGCCGCCGCCGCATACGAGGCAGACCTTCCGCTTGCCCATCTGAAAGTCCCCGTCGAAGCGATGGCGGGCGCAGGCGTGAAGCCGCGCGCTGTTCGCCTTCACATCTTCCCAGATGCCACGCACTGCGTCTTTCGACAGCCCGGAAACGCGGGAGAGAACTTCGGTGCCATCGTAGGTCTTTTCGGTCACGCCAGTCTCCTCGGTTACACGGTTGCTGCGGTAGACGATTGCGCGGTGGCGCGGTCCAGCCGCTCAATCTCTGCCGCGATCAGCGCGCCAGCCTTCACCAGGTTGCGCCGATAACTTTCCGGCTTCCACCACTTCTCATCCCACGGCCACAGATATTCCGGGCCGTAAGCATCCCCAAAACGCGTGCGGCCCATCGCGTAGCAAACCGCCGCGTTGGTCATTTGCCCTTCGTCATGTTCGTCATCATGCGCGGGGCTCCAACCCTCCACTTCAATCTGACGCTTCCGCTCGGTGGCAATGTCGTCAATCGCGCTCATGGTGAAAGTCTCCTCTATTTCACAGCTTCGGCGGCAGACTGTTCCCAGATATAGGGCGGCCTCTGCTTCGGCTCTATGTTTACCCAGACACTCTTACCGCTGGGATCAACGACGCAATCCACAATGCGGGCATAGGTTCGATGGCCACGGGTTAGCTGCCAGATATTCCCGCCACCTTCGCCAAGCTGCTCCCAGCCCTTAGCGAGCATTTCCTTGCGGAACTTTCGAACGCGGTGGGTTCGGCGCGTGAAGTCTGTGACAAGCATCCCGGCTCCCTTATTGCATTCCAAGATCAAGGGCGCGCTGGTAAGCATACTCAGCGTTGCGCCATTCTTCTTCTGCGGCGCGATATTCAACATCCATTTGCACGCGCTCCTCAGGAGTCCGGTTGTAGGTATTCTGCATACCGAGTATGTCAAGAACCTGTCTCTTTTGTGCCGCCAGCGCAGCGAGCGGTGTTAGAATGCTAGTCATGCCGATGCTCCCTATATCGTCGGTATGTGGGCTGGACAATTAGCGCAGTTGCGGGGATGCCCAGGTTCTTCCCCGTCAGGTAATTCCGTTCCGCAGGCGTGGCAGGCGCTCCCATACGCCTTCATCCAAGCCTTGCTTCCGGCAAATAGTTCGCTGTCCCGATACGGGCAGTTCCAGTCGCAATCCTCTGAGCCTGCCGCACCGCATTGGCCGTCCGGGCCAAGGTGGCAATCGAACTCTTCTTCATCGTCCTGCTCATCGTTGAGCATGTCGTAATAGTCGTCATCCTCGCCGGGGTCGCTCATGCCGGGCCTCCCTATTTCTTCTTGCCATAGTTTAGAACATAAGCCTTGGCTTCGTCCTTGGTCATGGTTTCGCCAGACCAATCGTTTGAAACTTCGCCGTCCACTGCGTCGATCAGTTCGCAGATAATCTGCTTCTGCTCCGGCGTGTCGTCTTGCATCATGGCACTCATGGACGCGCCAAGATCGCAATAGCGTTTGGCAAGTTCCTTGGTCTTGTCATTTTTGAGCCCGCTCCAATCTTTGAGCGTTCCCCATTTCAGCAACAGATGTTCGGTCATGCTCGGCTCCTATTTCTCAATCAGGTGTTTTGGACGCCTACCAGCAGGCGCGCCACTTTTACCAAACATCTTGTAAAGCGTCGAACGTGGGATGCGAATATACTCCGCTCTTTCGTCGGCGCTCATGGCGCTGGCCTTCTGCCATATAATCTGCGCCTCACGGTTGCTTAACCCGCCAGCCTTGACGCGCCTGGCCTCGGCCTTCTCATCTGCCATCTGGCGGCGGTATTCGGCTGAGTGGCGGCGGGGAGCTGTAGCGTCATCGAAAAGCCTATGGCCGTGCCTGCAACTGTCCTGGCCGGTTTCAACGTCCTGAATGAACGCGCCATTGCCGGTTCCGAAAGCCCTGTAGTCATCCACCACGCCCAGAACCTCGCCCACGCGCATCCTGAACTTGCCCGGCACCTCGCCCTTCCAGCCCCGGTATATGGCCCGCTCCGGGGCACCTAGCGCCTTGAGCCTGGCGAATGCCTTTTCGTCGGGGGCGTACCAGCGGACCGGATTTGGCAGGATTTGGGCTTTTTTGCTCTTTTTCATGGAAATATTCTTACAGCGTAGACAATTCACTTGTCAAGCCTAAAACGGTGTGCTTATATCGGGTCAACAGATGGAGACGGACATGACTGACCTTAGCCACCTCGACGCACTCCAGAGCCGCCTCGCCCGCGAAACTGCCCGCTTCAATGCTGCTCAGAACGCGAATGAGCGCGCCTTCCGCCAGCGTGAGATGACTGCCTGCGAAAAGGAAATCGCAGCGGAATACAAGTTCCTGGGGATTGCCCCGCTGTCACTTGACGAAATCCTGAGCGATGATGAATTGCTCGCAGAACTGACCGCTTAGGAA